CCTGCTTTGCAAATGCGAGGGCTTGCTCTGGGTATTCTTGTCCTTCTGGAATCTCGGCAGCTTGAATTGCATTAACTGCTGGGAACTCCAAAGAACGCCCTTTACCAAGGCGAACTGTGGAAAGAAGAGGCGTCACCAACAATTGTGGTTCTGCAGCTTCCTTTAAGGTACGAGAGATAACTTTTGGAAACAAAGCTGCAGCATCGGATGATGCAAATGCCTCTTTAATTGTTACCCTGTTTTCTCCGTCGATGTACCCGTCCTCAGATAATGCAGCTTCCCAAGCTGGGAGCCCAGAGAGGAGTTCTTGGATTGTCTTACTCATCTTAGGATTTTCCTCCTGTTATCTTTCTTTATAGGGTCAAGTTGACGCGGAATGCGCCAATGACATTGTTTACATCCAGGTTAGCGCGTATACCGAGCTTACCACTGTAGGCACCTGAGCGTGTGAGCTCAAATACTGTCTTTAGTGCACCTGGATCTGATGGGAGTTGCATGTAGGAAAGGAGGCCGTCATCAAAGTTCGTTGCGAACTTCTCTACCTCAATTACCTTACCAACTTGCAACCATGGGTAGTCACCTGCATCGGCATTTGACAATGCCACTGGGCGACCCATGTGATCTGCTCTGACGAGTGAACCAACTGCTACATCGGCGTTTACGCCATCAACCATTGGATACTCAACGTAACCATGGGTGATGAAGCCTGCGCCTTGCGAGGTTCCCTTGTCAAATGGACGATAAAGGTCATACTGAGCGCAACCAATTGGCTTTGAGTAAGCTGCTACTGCAACTGTATCTGTTGAGCCTGTTGTGGTGCTTGGTGTGGCTCCATCTAGTGGATCCCAACCGCTCATTGTATCACCCCAGGTAACGCTTCCACTTGTTCCGTTTGCTGGAACAACTCTTGCATCACCATTGCTGTCTGCGACTACTGAGAGAATTGTTCCCTTTGTAAGAACGATCTCAAAGCGGTCATCTTCTGAATCCAGGTACCATGTTGGCAAGCCAGGATGTGGAAGCAAGTAAGCTGCTGGAGCAATGCCCTCAGAAACTACGAAACGACCGGCACCTGTTTTGGCATGTACCTTACGGAATTTTGCTAAACTCATTTTTTTTATCTCCTATCAGATTATTAGAGTTTACGTCTACCCATTAGGGCATCTACGAAAAGCTGCTCAAAGCTTCCTTCAGCTTTGACTTCCTTTTCTTCTTGCTTTTCATCAACTGTAACAACGTTTTGTTCTTCTGCTACAGCCAATTCTGATTCCATTGTTGGAACTTCAAAAGCTTTTGTCTTTTTCTCAGGAAGCTTTGCGAGATCTCTTAAGCTATCGGCCAAAGAAGATGCTGTTCTTGTAGCATGATCCTCGACTAGCTTATCTCTATCGCCTGCTGATTCTAAGCCAAGAGCAATCTTGGTATCAACAACTCTTTCTGCAAGAGTCTTGTGAAGTGCTGCTTTTAAGCGAGCATTTTCTTCCTGCAAAGACTTGATCAAATTTTGACTCTCGTCATCTCCTTGCTCAGCGCCTTCGTTTTCTTGGGCAGTGAGGTCATCGGATTTGATCTCCTCTTTTTCAGGACTTTCTGCATCAGCTTTTTCTTCTGATGCTTCTGGTGACTCTTCGGCTTTTTCAGAATCAACAGCTTCTTCAGCTTGTTCTTCCGCTTTTTCCGAATTGTCATCAGAAATCTCTTCCTGCTTTTGTTCTTCGGCAGGTTGTTCAATGTTCTCTTCAACATTTTCTTCAACAGCATTTTCTTCTGCTGGCTTTTCTTCTACTGTATCCGTAGAAGCTGCGGCAATTGTAGAGAGATCCTGACTTAGCTCTTCTGCTACAGTCAGAATATCTTCCTTTACCTGAGCGTCTTCCATACTTATATTCTCCTCAGATGTTGTTTTATTTGAATCTTTATTAAATAGTAATGATTTCTCTATACTATTGCTATTTTCGCTTTCTTGAATGGCCATTGCCGCCAAGAAGGCTCCTTTTGTATGTAGGTAAACTGGTCTTGATTCTTTCTTCTTCATATTCTTAAGAATGGACTCGTTTTCCTCTAATGATATAATATCTTCTTGATCCATGTGGAGAACAAAAGCACTACTTCTTGCAACCCAATTATCTGAGTCTGCCAAGGCGACTTTATCTCCTGGAGCCTTTGCGTTTCTAACTCCAGATCTTTGATCTGCTGGTTGATTGACGAAAGAATACTCTTTAAATGATATATCCTGCATGTCTATAAAGGCTAATTTTCCCTTATAAACTTGTCCTCTTTTATACTTTGGGAACTTTGGCCTTCCATTGGCGTCTTCTTTGGCCAGGTCATCTCCGGATATGGAGCAGACTGCCTTGCCGGCTCTTCCCCCTACTGAACCTGTAAGGTATCTTTTATCTGCTATCTTTTGAGCTGCAACTGGGTCAGTAATTGCTATTTGCAATCTTACGTAAGCTGCCCCATCTTCTTCTTTTTCCATTTTTGCGGCCATCACTCTGCCTATGGGCTCAGAGCTTAAATCATGATTCATAATGATTGGCTTTGGATAGGGCTCAACCCATGACTGGAGAGCCTTTTCTAGCTCTGCTGATGAATAATTATTATAATTTGCTGTTAATCCGCTCGTGGATAGCAGCTACTTCTATTATTAAACCATGGTTAGCATTGAAGTTTTCAGAAAAATTATATTTAGACTCGGTCAAGTCAGGAAACTCTACCGTAAAACTCTCTATAAAATCAAAGCTCATTTTAAACCTCTGGATTGAACTATAAAATATAGTACATTTCTTTTTATAACATTAAACAATTTTATATAAATATATCAGACTTTTGATAGGTTGTCCAGTAGTTCAGAACTTCTTAAGTCTTTATTTTGCCTATACTCTTTTAGGTGAACTGGAGACATTATATGAGGAGAGTATATGTACGATGCGCTGTACAGACTGTAGTTCTTAGTTGCTGCGTTTTTAGACCAGCCTAAGTCTTCACCTTGTTGGTGAAATTCATAATCTACATTCATATAAACATCTTTTGACATCATTTTTGCTGCCATTATTATATCCGATTGAAAGTAGGTTCCTATTGGATAATCTTTTCTTCTAAATGCTTTTTCGCCAGCTTTATCTTTCCAGGACATTACACTTGGATAATCTTTTCCTATTGGGGTCATGTACATCAATGGAGAAACGGCGTCTGCTCCATTTTGAATATGGGCTATTAGAAGTTCTAGAGTGTTTGGATTCTCTATCAAAATATCTGAATCTAAACTAAAGTAAAAATCAGGCTTAATATCTCTGACTTTAGATAATATTGAATTTCTCATATTAATCATATTGTGGTATTTTGACAGAGTCCACTGCCTACCATTATTTTGATGCTCAAAATGAGGAATGTCTTTTCTTTCAACTATTTCAAATAGTGGAATATTTTTGTCAATTCGCTTCCAAGCCAACAAAGACTGTACTGTAGGATTATCATCTGGAGATACTTCAAAAACAAATCCTATTTCAGACATATGAACAGATTGTTTCAGTATGCATCTGATCCAATCTGGAAGAATCCAATCTCTTTTATAGATTGGGCAGCCTATGATTAATTTCATTGATCTGAGTCTTTAAGCTTCTCTTCTTTTGGCTCTGACTTTTTATTTGAGACTTTCTTTTCAACTTGTTCTTCGACTTTTTTTGGTTCATTTTTTACTTCTGGAGTTTCACTTTGATCATCCTCGCTTGAATTAAAAATGATATCAAAACCTTCTGCAAAGGCGTCTACTATTTCAGAAAGAATCTGCATAGCAAGACGTAGCTGATTGTTTTCAACTGCTGTTTTAAAACCTTTAATTGCATCTTCTTCTTGAAGATATGTTTTTGAAAGTTCGGACATAATTACTAGACTCATTTATTATCTTTTTCCTTTTTTTCTTCTTCAGTGTACACTACATTATAGTCTTTTTCTAAAACATTTTCAATCACAGACAACCATGTTAAATCTGATCTTCTAATATTTGGAGAAGTGTTTCTTCCATTTTGATTTGCTGGACGGGTTGCATTACCAGCGCCTCTTCTTCTATTCGGCAGGTTTCTTGCTCCTCCTGTTGAGGAATCTTGCTTGTCTGAATCAGCTGTGGTTTTCATTTGAGCTTGAGCGTTCATCATATCCATCTGAAGCTTACTTTGCATTGACGCAAACAGCTCACTGTCGTCAAATTCTGGATCAAGATTAAGCTCTAATCTTGCTTCAGAGATTCCTATCAAATTATTAACAAATTTTTGTATAATATGAGTTTCTTTTTTAACTTGAGTATCTACGTCTATTTCATTGAACTTGAAGAAGCACCTGTCTGAGATGCCTTCGGTTGATGGATTTAAAACTGGATCGTATCCTGCTTCAAATAAGAGTTCATTAAAGATGTGAAGTCTAACAGCTTCTGAAAAAAGTTTTTGATATTTTTTAATCTTATCATACAAGGCTACATCTAATCTGTCAGTCACAGATCTGTTGCCGCCATTCATACTCATTCCAAGATGATGGGGCGCTAAGCCAAGACCAACTGAAACTCTCTCTTTGAAGTGCTCTAAGTATGGACCTGCGTCTAAAACCTCTTTTCCTGCACCAACTATGTCTATAGTGTGTCTATGGGGAAGTATTAGTCCACCTTCTGATCTTAGATTCTCAATTTCAGCTGATGCTCTGTCTATTTCATCAGGTTCAGCTGGCTGCTCGGGAGTGCCAATAGTATATTTGTATAATGGAAATAGTTCTCTGTGAACTAGATTTTGTATATCTTCTTCTAGCTGTCTAAGTGCGACTACATCATCAAGAACGTTGCTTAGAAATGGAGTTCCAAAAGCTCTTCCGGTCTTTTTATCAACAGATATATGAATCACTCTATCTGCGGCCCAAACTGGATCTCTATCTGTTGGTGAATAAGTGAGTGGATCAGTAGACTGCTGATATGCTTTTGGTCTATTAAACTTATCTCTTAAAATTCTAACTTGTTCGGTTGGTATCAAATAATATCCAACAATTGGTTGAGTTGAATTTATTGGAGTAAGTTTTTCGGGAAAATATTCTGATATATCTCCTCTAGCCTTTACAATAAAGGCGTTTCCAAATTTAAATAACTGATCTGAAACTTCTTCAAGAAAATCCATGAAAGGTCTCTTCATGGCCATTTCTATAAAATCTATTCTCTGATACAAATAAGAGACAGCTTCAGGATTTTCTCCCGTTACTTGCCAGCCTTCTTTCCAAAAGAGTTCTTTGTATTTATTTATAGCTTGACGAACATAGGAGTCTGTATCAACAGCTTGCATGATACGATCAAAGTCATAGGGCGAAGGCTCAAATGTTGATCTTTTATTATAATACCAAGTTGAACCTTGATAGCCCAAAGCTAGGGCAGCAACCTTCATTGTTTTTGGTATCAACCTAACGTCTTCTGGATCTATTGTTTTGGCTACAAAACGTCTGCCTGAAACATTATCCGTAGAACGAAATGGCAGATAATCTAAAATGGCCATTTTTTCTCCTATAAAAGCTATTTAAATAGTAGCCCTAGGGCTAGCTTTTATAACTTACTTTTGCTCTATGCCAGCTCTTTCGAAGGTATTCTTAATAATAAGACCCTTTACAGCTTCAAGCCAAAAGATAGTTTCCGACTCTGGAAAGTCACTTCTATACGAAAGATTCTTGTCGCTAATCTTAATTTCTATTGCAAACTCTGACTTTTGCTCTTGTGTATTTTCTTCTGACATTTTACTTTTTTCCTCTCATGTTATTAATTATATTTGTTAACTGTTTAATTGTAGCATCTTTTACAACTAGCTCGGTAGTCAATTGAGCAAGTTTTTCTTGAAATGACGCAATAATTAAATTTACATCTAAACTGGAATCTTGTTGAGAATTATTAGATTCTAATTTATTTTTTTCTTCTTCTAAGGACATTTGATCTCTTGTACTTTCGATGCTTTCTTCTGGAGATGAATAATCATCTATGTCAACTTGGCTCTGCCAACTAGGTCTTTGGTTTATTTTTGACATCTTCCAATTATACCATTTTTTTGAACTCATTAGTCAATTTTACCACTATTTTTTCAAATTATCAATACCTGTTTTAACTCAGTCAATACTTATATTTGCAATTTCTGTAGTTTTTATAATTTTTAACTATTATATCCCAATTGTTGCTCCAACACCCTAATTCTTCTGCGAAGATCTTGAATATTCGCAACGCTCAATGCCAATATATCAAGATGTTTATACATCGTGACTTCGCCATCACCGTTCTCTTCATAATTATAAATTGAAAGCATACCGTCGCTTGCTTCTTCAACCTCTTCTGCTATAAATCCAATATCAGTGGAAGACTCTCTTCGCAATTTTTCTTCATGGGATTCTTCTCTAAATAGCGCAGGATTGTGTTTCCAATTAAATGTTCTTGGTTTAAGTTTATCAATTAATGAAATATTATTAAAATCTTGTATATTTTCTTTTAATTCTCTTTTAGATGTCTGCCTAATAACTTCTCCATTTAGAACTGAGAGTGGAGTCCCAGAACCGCCAAATGTTGTAAGACCGATTATCTGTCTTGCCGATGTAAACTGATTTAAATTTACAAATAGTGACTGGCCAGCAATCCACATGCTACCAACATTACTTGTGTCAATAAAAAGACCTTGCGAACCACCAGCAAATATATAACACTGGGTTGCAGTACCACCTGCATCTGTGCCAAGTAAAATTTGACCTCCATCTATTGGTAATAAAATTCTGCCTCCAACTTGAAGTGAAGATCCACTAATACTTACACCGGTAATATTAACTCCATTAATATCAGTTGAATTTATTGTGCCACCAACGAGCAAGTCTCCAGAAATAGAACCTGAAGTTGCGTTTATTTCTCCTGTTATCTCCGCATTTGTTGCCGTTAAGGCTCCACTAGAAGTGACTTTAAATGTTCCGCCATTTATATCGAATGACGTTCCGGAAATAGTGCCGCCAGAAATCAAGTCTCCAGAAATGCTTCCAGATGTGGCGCTAAAGTCTCCCGCACTGTTTACCTTAAACGGTGCCGCGGCGTATGTTGACGCTCCCAACCACATGTTTCCTGTCGAATCGACATGAAAAGAAGTGGCGTCTGATCCCCCAATGTCTATAGTTCCTCCACTTAAAGCTCCACTGAAAGTTCCCCCAGCCGCAGAAAGATCGCCAGAAAAAGTTCCCCCAGTCGCAGAAAGATTTCCAGAAAAAGTTCCCCCAGCCGCAGAAAGATTTCCAGTAAAAGTAAGATTTGTTCCATCAAAATACAAATACTTAGTAGATGATCCAACTTTGAATTGATCTGATACAGCTGTGTCAGTATCATTTCTTCTCCAGCGGTTGTCAGCATTTATATATACTGATTCTGCTTTTAGTCCACCTCTAATTGAAGCCGATGAGAACTCTGCATATCCATCGCCTGCTATTATCCAACCATCTGTTCCTGTTGTCCAGGTAGTTGTATTGGCATCGTATGTTCCATCATAGTCAGAAGATCTTAAGACTGCCATGTTTGCTGGAGCTGCAAAGTTTGATTGAGGACCTGCTTGAGAAAGAATTACTTCGTG